TACGCGAGCTGCGCGGTTACGTCTGGCAACAAGACAAGGACGGAAAGCTCCTTAACGAGCCTATCGGCGTACAAGACCACACAATGGACGCGGCCCGCTACGGCGTCATGACGTGGATATACAAATATATGGGTAAGGGCAATTATTCGTTCAGCTGACTATGAAGTACGTCTGCATACTATCAGCTCAAGAGGTCGGTGCTCCGATATGCGAGAAATGCCCTATAAAAGCGCAGTATCGCTGCGGGCTCCGTATGCTTCAGGATCAAGAACAAACTCCGCAACAATGAGCTGCTTGTTTGATATACCAAAGAATGAGAGGCACTGCGAGTACTGCTCCGCATGGTGCGACGAACGCCCCGGTGCTGATTGGAAACGAGAAACGACTACAAACATAGGCAAATGATACAAGATTACGACAGCATGAAGTACGCGACCTTCCTCGAGATAGTGAAGGTATGCGAGAACGCGACGGACGACACTGACCGCACCGCGGGCGTCTTGTCGGTCCTGACGGGTAAGACGGTAGACGAGCTGCTCGGCCTTCAAATAGGCGAGTATGAACGGCTCGTTCAGTTAGCGCAGTTTATCGGAACGGAGCCCGCCATTGTGCCGGTCAAGAGCGAGTACCAGCTCGGCGACATGACTCTCGTGCCAACGATGAAGGTAAAGAAGATGACAGCGGGGCAGTATATCGACTTTCAGGGCTTCCTCAAGGAGGAGAACAAGGACTTCGAGCTACTCTCGTGCCTCATGGTGCCGAAGGGGTGCAAATACCTCGAAGGCTACGACATAGAGGACGTGCAGACGACACTCAAAGCCCACCTCCTCACACGTGACGCTATCGCGTTGAAAAGTTTTTTTGTGGCCTCGTTAGTCGCGTCAATTCCGGGTATAGTAAACTCTTCGGAGGAAATCAGGAAGAAGCTAACGAGGGAGCAGAGGCGCAAGATGAGGAAGGCGGAGAGAGTAATCAATTCGCTCAAAAATGGGGTTGGGTTGCTGTCATCAATGCAGTATCAGAGACTTATCGCTGCTCTTGGGAAGCCGCTGCCCAATTAAACGTTTGGGAGTTCCTGAATGTATATTGCTTCCGCAACGACTTGATAGAAGAAAAGAAAAGACAAGAGGAGCTATGGCGCAGACAACACTAATAGATTTTCCCCACACGTCCGAGGTACTCGAACGCTACGGCCGTGAGTTTATCGAGCTCTACAAGGTTAACCTCGCAAACAGCGGACGACCCGCCAGCGGTGCGCTCGTCGACTCGCTGCGTTATAACGTCGTTTTGGGCGACGCCGCCTTTGCGGTCGACATCACTCTGCGCGACTATTGGAAATATATCGAGGACGGGACGCGCCCCCACTGGCCGCCCCCTTCGGCTATACGCCATTGGATAGACGTAAAGCCGGTGATGCCGCGGCCTTTTGCCAACGGCAAGCTACCGAGCCCCGAGCAGCTTACGTTCCTTATAAGCCGCAAGATCGCAACCGTAGGCACCGAAGGCTCGAACGACTTCGAGAGGGCGAGCAACGAGATTTTTGCCCGTATGGAAATGAGTATAGCCGAAGCGGTGACGGAAGACCTGAACGCCCAGGTGGAGTATATCTTCACGGAGTTCGCGCATAGGTAAGACCCGTTTTTGTCGCTTTCCCTATATGAGTAAAAAAGCAAGCTATGGCTATACCCATTTGGAAAGATTACTCGGTAACCCTCGGCACTACTGACGGCCAGGCGTTCACCATTTACGACAAGGCCGACAATACCGGCAACGTCATATATACCGGCAAGGCATATATCAAACCAGGCGAGACCTATGCCACCGTTCGCGTGAACGATATTTGCGCGGACTATCTGGCGCAGAAGCTCTCCTTGTCCCTTGTATTTACGGGTATGAGTTCCGAGGTCTTCCCCGGTGCGCTGACCTTCAGCTGCTATAAGGGCACGACATTTGTTGCGTCTTGGACCTTCTACCTGAATTACGAGTACAAGGACGGCGGTATTGACAAGATAAAACTACGCCCAAACAATCCTATCACGGGCCGTATCATGCGCGGTATGCCGTTTTGTCTCACGAGGTTATATCCGTCGGCCAGCGCTGCGGCCAGACTACGCCTCTATGCGCTTCCCGGCTCCAGCGCTACAACCTACAATATAGACATACAAGGCAGTGTCAACTTATGGTCGAAAGCCAACGACGACAGCCCCGACTACACGACCACCGTAGCGGAATACAAAGACACTACTAACAGCATAGACTACAACCTTGCGCTCCGGCTTATAGACAAGTGCCACCGCTACGCCCTCTACTATGTCAACCCTATGGGTGGGCTTGACTTCTTGGTCATCGAGGGCAAGTGGCGAATGAAGGACGGCTACAAGCGTCAGACCTATAAGCAGAGTTACGATAACAGCAACCTCATCAACCGCGGAGAGGTCAACTATCACAATGACGTAATAAGGGCGTGGGAACTACACACGGGTTGGCTCACGGACGTACAAGCGGGCCGCATGGGCGACTTGCTGGGTAGTCCCCTCGTCTTTCTCTGCGACTGCGACGACAATTACCAGCTGCACCCCGTAATAATCACAAACGCAGACTGCCCCTATAAAACTCACAAGGACGGCATGGTGTCTTACCAGATAGACGCCCAGCTCGCCCGCGACATAACAAGACGATGAGAACAAAATATAACCTATACATCGCCGGCCAGCGGGCAGACGTTAACGCTGACGCGCTGGTACTGATGAACTACAAGCTCACGGACGCCGAGAGCCCCGCCGCGGTGTTTAACTCGTGGAGTCAGCAGCTTGCGCTTCCCAAAACCTCGCAGAACAACGTCATATTCGACCATATCTACCGTGCTGACCATACTACGCAGAACGGAAAGTTCAACGCCCTCGAGCGCACACCCTTCGAGATAATATCCGTAACGGGAGAGAAGCTGGAGGCGGGATATTTGAAACTCACGGATATAGACGAGGCGCAGTACAGCGTAGTCCTCTACGGCGGCCTGGGCGGCTTCTTGTTCTCACTCATGTACAACGCGGACGGCAGCAAAAAGAGTCTCGCCGACCTTCAGTATACCGAAGAAGGGGGAGAGAATGAGTTGGCGTTCAATATCACCCGTGACGCGGTGCGTCATGCGTGGCGTACTATCGGAGGCCAGCAAGCCCACTCCGACCTCTGGAATATCATAAACTTTGCTCCGTGCTATAACGGTATACCGGGCGGTGACTTCGACGCCAAAAAGGCTTTTTGTTACAACGGCTGCTACGGAGTTAAGGCCAGCGACGGAAGTTATACCAGCCGTCGTAATCATGTCATGGTAGACCTCGTGAACGCGGTAGACGAGTGGGCCGCCCAAGACTTGCGTAGTTATCAACAGCGGCCCGTTATCAGTTTTAAGGCTATTATCGCGGCTATGCAGCGCTTCGCTACTGCTTCGGGCTATACTCTATATTGCGATCCGACTTGGTTTGGCTCGCATAACCCCTACTACGAGAAACTCTGGCTTACGCTTCCCAAACTCGACAGCATACAACTACCCAACGAGACGGGCAGCGGGTCGGCTTATTTTAACGGGCCCGACCCCGGTGCTGTTCCTTCATACAGCAGCGACCGCGTAAAAGACGTAGAGATAAGCGGCCCGTGGAATACGAAAGGCTACACGGCAAAGCATAACGTGAGTGTGACGTTTGTACCTACCGTCTTGGGCTCTTCTATGCAGACGACGGGCCTCGCGGCGTGGGAAACTCCCGTAACCCCAAGCGGCCGAAACTATCGCCGTGTAGTTACCGCTTACCAGCTGCTCGCTCTCGACCAAAACGGCATCGTAATAGGAGGCTCGAAGGTCGCTATGGCCAGCACCCGTACCGTCTGCTCTGACAGCGCTACGCCTTTGGAAGAGACCGTCAGCCCCGCTACTTTCGTGCAGAAGTACAACAACGCGCTCTCTACGCATTGGAACACCTTCTCGCCGTCATGGACGCCGGAAGACGGCAACGCCTACGACTCTACCATGTATAACGGTGCGAAATACATGAACACCGGCAGCGGCCGTCAGCTGGTAGACAGCTCAAACAACCCCGTCGAGGTTACGCTGTCCTTCAGTGGCGTGGCTGGCGTGTCGCGTGTTATACTACGTACAACCTTCATAGCCATATACTCTACGGGCGGCGTGGGTATCCCGTACTATCAGGATCAGCGCAACGAAATGGCAAGCTCCAACGCTGCGGCAACGATGACATTCACCAGCCTCTCGCTCAACAGCGGCGAAGACTCTTACTCGTACAGCGTCAGCGGTACGGCACACTCCGGCTCGCAGATAAGTAAAAAGATACTGCTCGGTAGCACGAAAACACCCGCCGATTATTTGCTCTCGTACTGCAAAATGTTCGGCCTCTACTTTATCACCGACGAGTCGGGCAAGCGTATCGAGTTACGAAATCGCGGCGTCGCTTATCACCTTACCGACCCCGTCCTCGACTTCCAGCAGCGTATCGACCTTCCCAGCGTGAAGATAAAGCCCTACGTCATAAAGTCGCGCTGGTACGAATGGGTGCAAGAGGTCAAAGGCCGCTTCGCCGACTACTACAAGAGCGTCTATGGTCTGGACTATGGTATGGCTCGCGTGAATACCGGCTTCGAGTTCGACGCCAGCCACACGGACGTACTCCAGGATAAAGTGTTCAAGGGAGCCGCCGAGGTGTTACACCAGTCCAAGTACTTCGAGAATATAAGCGAGAACATGAAGCTCTGCCCGCCTCCGTTCATCGACGGCGGCAGCTTCACCCTTTGGAACTCCAGCGGAGAGACGCAAGAGCAAGACATAGCCACACCGACCAACGCCGCCACGATAGAATACTACAACGATGACTATGAGGGTTACGACTACCCGGCATATCCCAAGCCGGAGTTCTGCGACAAGGATAACAAAGAGATAGACGGCGCGGACGTGCTGCTCTTGTACGACAGCGCGGGCGGTCCCGCGAGGTACGGACATTTTACCCTGACTGACGATAACGGACTTATGACCCTTTACAATGAGGGTAAGCCGTGCTGGTTGTTGGGTCAGGGCGTTATCAGCTCCAACCTCAAGTATACGATAGGCTACCGCTCGGACGGCTCGACGCTGTACTTCCCGCGTTTCCGTCGTATGATAACCGGCTCCAGCTCGCCTATGACAGCTACTTATACGCTCGATATGGCCGTACCGCAAGAGATAGACCAACCCGCGATAACGTGCGACGCGAGCAAGGGTGTCTATTACAAACGCTGGCGCAACTACATAAACGACCGCCTCGACGTAGACGCAAAGGTTATGACGTGCAAGGCAAACTTACGGGGGCTTCAGGTCGGCCGCTCACTTATCGGCCGTATCTGCTTCTTCGACGGCTCGCTGTGGGCTCTGGAGGGTATTAAGAATTATATCCTCGGCGGCGACGAGCTGACCGAGTGCGAGTTCGTCAAGGTGAAGGACAAGAACAACTACTACACGGGACAAAACTAAAATACAATGACAAACGACAGCATGACTATACAGCGTATCATTGAGATACGCGCCGAGCGGTCCACCGATACCGTCAAGGACCTCAAGCAAGAGATAAGCGACTTGAAGGACGCGCTGCTCAACGTCGAGGAGGGGACGAAGGACTACGACAAGGGCGTAAAACTTCTCCAAGAGGACCAACGCCGACTCAACGAGGTCAACGCTCTCACGAAGAAGGAGAACGTCGCCTTGACCGGCTCGTACTACGACCTCAACGCCCAGCTCGTCCAGGCCCGTAAGGATTGGAAAAACTTAACCGCAGCCCAGCGCGAAGACGCGGAGGTGGGCGGAGCTCTCATTCAGAAGATACAAAGCCTTGACCGCCAGCTCAAGGATATGGACGCCTCAATAGGTCAGTATCAGCGTAACGTCGGCGACTACCGCGGGGCGCTGACCGATTGGGGCGACAGCTTGAGCAAACTGCCGGGCGGCATGGGTGCCGTGGTGGGCGGTTTAAAGAACATGGGCTCCGCTATGAAGCTCGTGTCCTCTAACCCTTTAATGGCTATTATCGGCATACTCGCCCCAATGCTCCAGGGTATCGCAAAAGCCGTCAAGGAGAACGAGGGTGCCATGAACGCGATACGCGCCTCCATGAAATTGTTAGAGCCTATCGGCAACGCGATAAGCAGCATATTTGAAACTATCGGCGAGAAGGTCAGCGACGTCGTCAAGTGGCTTGGTAACCTTCTGAAATCAAATACCGACACCTTCGGCAAAATGACCTCGACGCTGGCCGGTTTCGGTAACGCACTACTTCAGTACATACTCACACCTATACGCACCGTAATAGCCGCAGTCAAGGGACTCGGTAAAATTTTGGGCGACGTGTTCAAGGGTGAGTGGGGTAGCATAAAGGAGGACGCCAAAGCCGCCGGTAGCGAGATCGCCGACGCCTGGAAAAAGGGCTTCTCGTTTAAGGAGAACTTCAACGTAGGCAAGGAGGCGGGGGAGCAGTTCGTAGAAGGTCTGAAAACCGCCAAGCCGAAAGTAAAGGAGGAGGCGAAAAAGACAAAGGAGGAGTGGCTCTCCGAGCTGGAGTACCGCAAGTATATACTAAAGCAGCAGATCGCACTCGAAAAAGAGAATAGCGAGGAAATGGTCGCCTTGAAGCAAGCGCTCCGCGAGGCCGAGTTCGAGGAGGAGAAGCAACGACTCGAAAAGACCATAAAGGACGAGGAGGAGCGTAACGCCGCGATAAAGTTGGCCGAGCAAGTCAAAAACCAGGACCTCTTTAACATAGCCCAGGACGCCTACGTCGCACGTCTTGACGCCGAGCAGAAGTACCAGGACGAAATGGCCAAGAAGCGCGAGGAACAGCGCAAGGCCGAGGAGAAGGCCGAGCAAGACCGACTCAAAGCCGAACAAGCCGCTTGGGAAAAACTGCATAACGCAAAGGTGGCTACCGTAAAGAACGCCTTCTCGACTATGCTGTCCTTGTATGAGGCGTTCGGTGACGAGTCCGCAAAGGAGTCCGAAGGCTACAAGGCTATCGCGTCGGCCCAAGCTGCTGTTCAGGCTATGCTTTCGGCAAACGAAGCCTACGCCGCTATGGCGTCTATCCCATACGTCGGCCCCGTGTTGGGCGGTATCGCTGCCGCCGCGGCTCTCGCGCAAGGTATGGCCCAGGTGCGCCAGATTAACGCGACTAACATGAAGGCCGTAGCGCCCACTACCACCGCGTCAACCTCCGCTCCGTCTGCTTCCGTTTCGGCTCCGGCGGTCGTTCAGCAAGTGGAGGCGACCCGCACCGTTACGGGCGTGAAGGAAGAGGAGCGCCTGAACAACGCGCAGCGCGTCTATGTAGTGTATGACGACATCGACCAAGCCGGTAAGAAGGTAGACGTCACGACTTCCGAAGCGACCTTCTGAAGTTATTTTTGACCCGTCCGAGGCGTACTTCCTATATTGGGATAAAGTACGCCTTTTTTATGTCACAAACCACTATAAAGGGGCTGCCCGTTTTCGTGGCAGAAATGGAGAAGGGCTGCGGTATGCTCAAAGTCTCACTTGTGGACTATCCCGCCGTAGAGAAGAACTTCCAAGCCTTCGCCAAGAAACCTATACGTCAGGACTATGCCGTCCAGGACGAGGACAAGCATATCGTCCGCGGTGTGCTCATGCGGGCGAATTATCCTATCATACGCGAAGATAAGGAGCTCGGCAAGTACTTTATCATATTCAAGCCGGAGACCCTCCGCGAAATGGCGCAGCAGTACCTCAAGGACGGCCGCACCTCCAACGTCAACCTCCAGCACGAAGCGGACAGCGACGTCGAGGGTGTAGACATGGTGCAGATATTCATAAAGGACGTAGCTGCCGGTGTCGATCCCGTAGGCTTCGAGGAAATCGAGGACGGCTCACTCTTCGGTGAGTTCAAGGTCTCAAACGAGGAGGTGTGGAACGGCATCAAAGAAGGAACGTATAGAGGTTTTTCCATTGAGACCCTGAACACCTTCGAAGCCGAGGAAGGTGTTATCTCTACCGAGAAGATACAAGACGTGATAGATTGGCTTAACACATTCAAAAATATAGATATGAATTTCAGTAAAATGGTAAAGGCCAAGCT